GATTCGATTCTCGACATCAAAGTGAGCTCCTGACCCAGCATAAAGAATTCTAGGTTTGCGTTTATTTCTTTCTAAACTCATCATTGTTCTTGATAAATCTGATCTATTTCCAAGCCAGAACTTTGGCATAAAATTAGGTACAACAGTAACGTTTTTATTACCGGTCTTATCCCTATAATAATCTCGCATGAATGGACAAGTAACTGTAATTTCGTCACACATAGCCATCATCTCTTGTGCTGATTCTCTAATCTTTGGATCAGTAAATGCTGTTTTATATTTGTTATAATCAGGAATGTCTTCTGCAAAACAAATATCATCAATTTCATAAATTAATCTAAAATTTTGTTGATCTGCTAACTTTCTTAAAAACTTGACGAAATCTAACTGCTGTGGCGTAGCTTGTCGTTGTATTCTTACCCCTTTAGTATGGGCATACTGCCTACCGTCACCATTCATTACTGTTGTACCGTGTACTACTGCTTTGCTGTGAGCGTTCATCACTTGCTCAGGCCATATCATTCTCCAGTGACCGCAACCAGAATAATCTGCATAATAATTTATAAATCTTGGTAGTCCTAATTCTGGCGGTTGTGGGGGTTGAGGAGCTACTTGTACCGGTCCTGGTGCCGGAGCCATCGTCATGGGTCTCATAGGCATCGCTGCGCCCATGGGCTGCATCGTTGGATTAGCGAAAGGTGGAGGTGAATTTAACATATATAATAGTTATTCCGTATTTTTGGTTAATCTACGAAATTAACTCGTTTAGTAATTCCGTTATGCTTCTCTAAGAAAATTATATCACCTGAAGCAGATTTAATACTTTCTTTACGATGACTTATAACAAATATACACTCATTTAATTTTTCTACTCGTTCATTTAAAATTTCTAAAACAAGATCTACACCCTTTTCGTCTAAACTACTATCAAATAATTCATCGTAAAAGCTAATATTATAGTGAACATCGCCTTGAGCTTTTCTCATATCCATAAAGGAAAACAAGCATGCTAAGTCAATAGCTTTTCTTTCAGCACCGGAGAAGTTATTATAAAGACATATCTTTCCTTTCTCGTTCACTATTTCTTCTTCAAAATATTCATTAAAAATACAAATACTATTACTATCCATCTTCTTAAGATAGTGAGTAAGTTTCGAATTAAAATTACGAAGGATCTTTTTAACAATAAAACTCTTTACACCCTCTTCGCTGACTATAAATTTTACAACATCTAAAAGATCTAAACTCTTTTTTAACGAGCTTAATTCATCAGTAACGTTTTGAACTTTTTCTTCTAAATCACTTACAACATCACTAAATGTATTAGTCTCGCTATCAATATTACTAAGCTCTTCTTTTATCTCGTTTATACATCTATCAATATAATCAATTGAACCTTGTATATGTTCTTTACTAAATCTCGCTTTTTCAATATCTGTTATTTTATTTTGAACTATATCAATAGCCTTATTTACATTTATTTTTTCCTGATCCAATTCACCAAGCTTCTTTATACCGTTTTCAACGCTTAGCGTCTCTCCTACTAAAAATTTACGAATAGTTTCTTTTTCTTCTTCAACCCTTTTATGATCATGGTCCTCCATAGGCCTTAAACATACAGGGCAAGTATCCTCCTCGGTTCCTAATTTTTTAAGTATTTCAGCATTAGTTTTTATTACCTGCTTTTGAGAAATAACGCCATGATTAATATTATCTTTATCGGTATTAATAGAAGTAATTTTATCTTCTAGTTCTAACAGTTTAGTTTTAAACTGCTCGTCGTCTAGCTTATTAATAGCATCTAGTTTATCTTTTGCTTCTTTTAAATCAGCTGCATGTTTATTAATAGATGCAGCTAGACCGTCCTTCTTTTTTTGCTTATCAATATTAAAATTATCTCTTTGCGTTTTTTGAGTATCGAGATAAGAATTAGTTTCTTCTAATCTCGTTATATTGATATCGAAATCTTTTTTAATTTCCCCTTGATCGTTTCTTAGATCGTTTAACATTTTAGAAAATACTTCTAGATTAAAAATCTTTTCGATAAACTTACGCTTCTCTACTTTATTTTTCGCCATAAACGGTATGTGATTATTAAGAGTCATAATAACACAGTTTTGAAAAACTTCAGGTGAAGAAGATAGTACAGTCTCTATATATTGATTAGTATTCTGAATAGTGTCCCTCGTCTTATCATTACCATTCTTAAAAATAGTACACTTTGAAGGATTCAAGGTTCTAATAATATGAAAGTCATTAATACCATGATAAGGATCGTCTACTGTAAATAGAAGCTCTACAGTTGTCTTTCCTTCTGTTAAGTTATTAGGTATAAAGTTTTTTCTAATCTCTCTCAAGGTACTACCGAATATAGAAAAGTATAAAGCATCGGCAATAGTACTTTTACCAACGCCGTTTCTTCTATCTTCTTTATCTCTATTAATACCTGTTACAATATGTAACCCTGTTTTAAAGTCTAAGGTCACTACATCTTCGCCAATCGAAAGAAAGTTTTTAATTTTAAGTTCTTTAAAGTTTACGTATTTCATCGTGGTCTATCCATTGAGCGTGAGTAAAGGTCAGTCGTATATTTTACAACTTCGCTTTTATTATCTATATCGAGTAAATTTACAAATTCGGTTATAGCCTCTACCATATCAATACCTGATAGATCAAACTCCCCTTCCTCGGCAAACGTTACTTTGTTGTAGTTAACGTCGTAATCTATTCTAATATCGCATGGTCTATAGGTTGCTAACTTTGTAATAAGTAAATCTAGATGTTCAGAATTAATATTTTTATCGATTATTAATTTTATTATATTATCTGTAATTTCAGATTGAAAATAGCTAATAGGATCTTCTTCCTCAATAAGTTTAGATAGAAATACTTTTATATGTCTTGGAGTAATTTTATTATCTACAAACTCGTAACTAAGATCATCTTGATCTAAAATATAAAATCCTTTTGATTGCATCGAATCGCCAAAATCCATTTCATAAGGATTACCAACATATATAATTTCGCTATTACCGAAAGTACGTTTAGCTCTTAAATGAAAATGTCCGGAAAAAATTAATGGAGCTTTCGCAGCTAGATCTTCAGGGTTATCGCCATGATCGCAAATTTTAAAAGAATTCATTTTAAAGTTTTCCAGCTCGAAATGACCGAATACTAAATCGCTTTTAGGTATATCAGATAATTTAGTACCCCAAGGACAAAAAGCAGCTTTTTTACCAGTTTGAAACCAATCTAAAACTGTAAGTTTATCAAAGACTCTAATATTTTTATAACCTTTTAAGATACTTAAACTATTAATTTCGCTAGTATCTTTATACCATGCATCATGATTACCTGTAATCATTATAATATCAAAATCGTTAAACTTATCTAAAAGATCTTTAGCAAAATTTAAAGTCTTAACAGATATTTCATCTCTATAATGGAAAAAGTCTCCGCAAAATATTATTCTTTGAATATCGCGCTTACGGAGCTCTGATATATACCAATCAGCCCATTGATTAGCTACCCCCAGCCAGAAGTCGCTATTTTGATGCACACCGAGATGTATATCAGAAAAAATCGCTACTTTATTACTCATGCATCAACATCAATATCAGTCATTGTAGGCTTGACATATACATGACCTGCGCCAGATTCTATCATTTCTTTCTCGTACATTGTTTCTTTATATTGATTTAGCGTTTCATGATGCTTTTTTTCTTTCTTAATTCTATTAATAAAAGCGTGAAAGGCAATAGTTGTAAAATATGAGAAAGGATTATATTCCGAATCTACATCAAATTTTTTATTCTGCAATGCGGTATACATTTTAACTAATGCATCTCCGATCATTTCGTCTTTATACGTGTAGTTTATAAAGTTTGATTTATTGCCAAGACCGTACGCAATTTTTTTAAGTGAATCAGCTAATTCGAATATACAGTAATCAGTCTTATAATATTCTCTTATTTGATCTTTAAATACTTGTGGATTAACATAATATTCATCAATCTTTGGCTTCGGTCCTCGTTTTTTTCCTACTCTTTTAGTAACCTTTTTTTCCGACATAATTATATTATAAATTATATTTACTATAAATCAAGTGTTCTTCTCTGTTATTTCTGTAATAGAGTAGGGTATTTTTTCTTGTGCATATATCTCTTTTCTTTTTTCAATATGCCTTTCTCCGTATCTTAATTGATCTGCTAGGTCGACTATTTTTAATTTTCTCTTATTATCGTTTAATCTTAACCCTCTACCGATAGTTTGTATTGTTCTAATTGAACTTTTACCACCAGCCGCAAACATAATCATATGTATATTTTTAATATTAATACCGGTACTAAAAATCGAACTCATAGCTATACAGATAACATTGTTACTCTTTTCCATTATCTTTTTAATTTTATCTCTCTCTTCAACCTCAACTTCACCCTTAACAAAGTAAACTTGCTTATCTTCGGCGCCGTTAAGCATGTCAAATAATTCATCACCATGAGCTAAGTGATTAACGAGTATAAGAATATTATTATTAAAATTAATACTTAACTGTTTAATAATATTGTTTCTATATACATTATTATAGATGTAATCGAGTTCTATTTTATAATTATTTTGACCGCTAAGATATCTCGGACTATCATTATAATTTATTTCAATAATTGATGCATTTGCTGGTGTAAGATGTTTTTCAACTCGTAATTCAAAGCTATCTTTTTCGTAAATTATACTACCGATTTTTCCTATAATATTCCACTCATCAGGTTTATTATCTGGAAGCGTTCCAGTTAACCCGAACTTATGAACGGTTTTTATTTGCTGAACCATCTTACTAATTTTATTTGACTTTTTAACCTTATGGCACTCATCAATTACAAGAGCATCTACATCAGTGAGCCATGGATTATCTGAAAATTGACTCTGTAAAATACCTAAATTTGCTATAATAACATTAGCAGTTAAATCAGGCTTATTTTTACCAGTCCATTTGGTAAATTTAAACAGTGCATTATATTCTTCAAAATCACTATATGTCTGATTAACCAATCCTAGATCAGGTACAATTAAAAGACATTTAAATTTTTCTTTACGTTGAAGATACATGCTCATTAACAAAGAACATATAGTTAATGTTTTACCAGCGCCGGTACCCATTTTTAAAATGCCCCTACCAAATGCTATAGCTTTATTGCATGCAGCTTCCTGATAGTCTCTTAATTCATACGTTAGGTTATTATATAGACGAGCATCTTTAAGAGCTGGTTTAACAATAAGTGGCAACGCTTCGTCAATCGTTATTTCTTCATTAGGGTATGATTCTTTTATATGTCTTAATACATCGTAAAACATTCCACATTCAAATAATCCGGTGGGTGTAATAGAGTATATGCGAGTATTAGCATAAAAGCGAGCACGACCTTTTAACCTAAAGCGAGCAGTTTCATCATTAACACTAAAATGTTCGCGAATATCAGCAAAGTGATCGCCTGTAATTCTAATTTTATTCTTATCGTATCTAAAATTGATCATAAGGTTTCCATCTTCATAATTTCAATAATATTCTTTATATCGAAACTTAAAGATGTATATGTCTTTTCAGTTTTTTCTAAAAATTCAATAACTAGTTCTTGATCGTCAATTTTATGCTGCAGTTCAATCATTTTCTCATGTGTATATGCAGTCTTTTCAGCGACCGGGAGAGTTAACTTAACTGGGGATTCTTTCTGAATTAGTCTAACTAACTCTTTTTTAAGATTATATCTTTCGGCTTTTAGATTTAAAAGATTCTTTTTATGCTGTATAAGCTTACAGACCCAAAAATGTTTTCTACCTGGCGACTTCATAGAAACGTCTTTTATATTAAATTCATCGACCTGTAACTCTTTTTCTATGTCTTTTTTATATTGGTCTATTATTTTCACTCTTTAATTATAAATACTTTTATGACTAATTCAAGTAATATTTATAAGAAAAGATTCAACATCCTTCTTAAAGAAGATAATTATGAATTAATGACCCAAAGCATGGGCGGTACGTTCAGAGACTTTATGAATAGCTTAGTCGGTAAAACAAGACGACAAATTTTTGATGCTGGTTCATTCGCTTTTTTATATTCAGGAAACAAATATGGTATGACCAATGCTGCATTTGATACAAAAAATCCTGAAGTACTTATAGCTA